TATTCTAAATAAAACTTAAATACTTTTTCTAACTCTATATAATATTTTTTTATTTCTTTTGATTTACTTGTTTGTAATAACATTAATGATTCTTTAAAACAATCGGGAGATATAATTAAATGTTTAACCTTATTATGTTCATTAAATTCATTATTTTCTATGAGCACTTCATGGGTAGATAGAAATAATTTAAATTCTTTTGAATTAATATATTTAAAATCTATATTTTCTTCAAAATTTCGTTTAATTAAATCATAATAATTTTGTTTTTCTTTAAATATTTCTATACTATTATATCCCATATATTTTAACATACAATCATCTATATAGATCCATATATTATCTTTTATATTTTGCCAAAATTTATCTAAAAATATATCATTGTATTTATAATTTAGTTTATTTAATAATTCTTTAATTGTTAATATTGGTTGATTAATATTAATAATATTATTATTTATNTCTTATTTATTAATTATATAAATATAGAAATCAAAACTTTAATTAAAAAAAAATAATTACTAATATTTATTAAATTTATTCAAATTTTTGATATGTATTTTCTTTTGGATACATTTTAACTCCAATATTACATGATTCAATTTCATCAAAGAATTGTTTACATGACCATGTTGTTTTAATTTTTACAATATCTGAGTTATCATGACAATAACTACATTTATATATATTATATTTTTCATTAACAACTGCTTTTTTATTACAGTTTTTACATACATAAATATAATATTTATCACTATGATCAATAAACTTTTCTTGTAGGAATTTAATACTACTAATTGCCATAACATCCTTTTCCATTTCTCCTAATCTGAGGCCTCCTCGTGCTGATTTCCCGTCAAGAGGCTGATGGGTGATTGCATCTGTAGGACAAGTTTTATGACTATATACAGTATCAACAGTAAACTTTTGTAAACGTTGATAATAAATAGGTCCAATAAATATTTCAGCATCTATATAATTACCTGTAATTCCATTATATAATCTTTCAGTTCCTGATCTATTATAACCTAATTTCTCAAGATCATCAGCCATATCATCAATATTAATTTTTTTAAATATTGTTCCATCTTTAATTGTACCATTAATCGCACTTATTTTAGATGCCATCCCTTCAAATATTACACCCATAGTCATACGTGATGGTAAACTATGAGGATTAAATATAATATCTGGTTTAATTCCAGTTTTTGTAAAGGGCATATCAGAATCACGATATGTAATACCGCAGACACCCTTCTGCAAAATCCCTAGAGAATTAATTCTCATAAACTATTTTCGAATTGACAAAATCCTACAATAGTTCATTCTTTCGAATGGGGCTGGACTATACCTTAAGCTTTCGCCGAACCATTATAGTCTCTGAACCTTCACCATATTTAGATTATCTAAACTTAGGTGCTTGGCTGCGGATTATCCATTGTAACATCTTATACGATTTTACTATACCCGAGGTCATTACCCTGGTTCTCATAAAAGATTTCTCTAATATGAGTAGTTGTATAAGCTTTAGGAAGTTCCCGCAATTTAATGTTCTTGCTACGTCATACTCTTACAAGTCATTTGTATGATTTCACTAGCCAGTATACGCTTTCACGCTGACTATCTCGAGCCAGAAAGTTAACCCGATCTACTTGAATTACCAGTCCAATGAGGAATACCATTCTCACGCATATAAAATACATGAGAAGATACTTCTACACAACTTACAATTCCTTTATATTGTTTAATTTCAATTGTTTGACCATCTTGATCATTACAATGTCCATGATTAATTTGAGGTCGATTTTTTGATTTAATAATTCGTACTACCAATGCATCAGCATTTAAATATCCTTCGCTAATACCATCAATTTTATATGAAGAACCCTTAGTTCTATTTATTTTAATATGTGCTGACCACCCAGCATGTAATGCTAATTTAGTAATATCATTAGCTAATTTTTTACTTGATGTATAATAGCAACTATATGTTTTACCAATTGTTCCATCAAATTGAATTAATGTTTCTAATAATAATCTTGACTGCCTTTGATTTAAATTCCATACAAATTCTGGCAAATATTTATTAATAGCACCAACATTTAATTCTTTAAATGATTCAAATATATCAATATCTCTAATATAATGATGACCACTTAAATTATTATAATTGCTATTACTAGCATTATTTTTACTTAAATTAGATTTAATATCTAAATCTAATTTTTTACAAACTTCTTTCATTAAATTAATTTTTCTTGGTTTAATAAATGTTAATACAATTCTAGATTTTGATGTTTTATCTAAATGCCCATCAGAAATCCACATTGCTAATAATTGTAAATAAGCATCCATATTAAATTCAGATTCTCCCAATTTAATAGTTTTAATATCAGAACCTAGTTTAATTCCATCTTTTTTAAATTTAATTCTTTGTTTATATACATCTTTAGCGTCAGCTAATTCATAATATTGTTTATTTCTTTTTTGGATATATAATTTATGATTTAATGTAGTTGTTGAACATAATTGTTGAGATTGAATTGAAATCATATCTCCATCATGTTCAAAATGATAAATACCAGATGGTTCAACATATTCAATATATTCTCCATCAATTAATGAACAAATTTTATCATTCATTTTCACTTCTTTAAAAGTTTTCCACCCAGAATCCGTTAATACTTCATTATAGTCAGGAGTGCAAAATTTGTCCCCAATAGCAACTTTACGTACACTTCTAAAGATAATTTTACAAAATAAATTATCTTCTTCGTTACGACCCTTAATGACATCCCATACATAAGCTGGTTCTTCATATTTATAAACAAGAGATTTATCATAATATTTATAATTATCATATTGTTCATTTTTATTTAATTTTCCAATTTTACCAATAATCACATCTCCATTTTCTATATAAGTCCCTATTGGAACATATCCATTTACTAATTTATCATAATTAGAATATGCTTTAATATCAGCAGTCATAGTTGGATCAGGATTAGTAAATTCTTCATTTTTTTCTAATTCTGTCTTTTCAAATGTAAAATGATGAGTTGTAAATAAACCTCTGTCTATAGCTCCTTGATTTAAAATTAAAGAATCTTCTTGATTATAACCACCATAAATCATTACAGCAACAATTGAATTCATTCCTATTGGTGCATAATATTTATTAGCAATCGTTTTAATTAACGGTTTTTGATTATATACCTGTAAATGCATTTCTTTATATGATTTATAAGGAAAGTTTAAACATGGAATACCACAAGTCTGTTTTACTTGATTTGTTTGGAAAACAACTCGAGCAGCTTGATTATGATTGGAAAATGGACTTGTTAATCCTGGAATTCCTATAATAGATTGTGGTATATCTAAATGTGTATATCTTACTAATGGATCATTAATTGACCTATTTAATGTTTCAATATCTTTAGCTATTAAACAATTTTGTTGTTCTTCAGGTGATATAAATTCAATAATTTGTTCATCTAATAATGTTTCATAATTAATAATACCAGCATTTAAATTAATAATATGCTGTTTAGTTAATTTAATATATTGTTGAAATGTAACTTTTTTATTTGATTTATAAAATTCTTCTTCATTATTATATACTATAATTAATGGTCGAACTATTCTTCCTATATCTACCCAAAAATATAATTCATTCGTTAATACATCAAATGCAATTGTCGTTAAATAATGAATTTCATTTTTTCTTCTTTTATTTTTATATTTCAACATAAATGTCGAATAATTAGAACAACATCCAATCCAATCACCATTAATAAATATTTTAGTTAATTGTTTATTATAAATTTCTAAATTAGAAAGTCTATTATCTAAATAAATTAATTCTGTATCTTCTAAAATAATTTTTTTTAATATTTCTGATGATGAACCTAAACAAATCTTTGAACTAATCGCCATTTGTTTTTGCATACCAACTTTTTCTCCGGTATCTGCTGATTGCACACAACATACATAACCTATCATCGATGAATGAAAACGACGCATTTCATTTGCTCTAGATGATTGTTTAGCACTTGAAGTATTAGTTGTATTAATATTTCTTAACGCACTAATAACATTAATCTGATTTTTTCTATGTAATTGTTGAGAAGATAAACGATTTTGTACTGCTTTTCTATTAATATTAATAGTTTTATCACCAGTAATTATGGCTTGTATTAAGGCTCTTTCAAATTCATGACCATAAATTGCTGTTTCAAAACTATGTTTTAAATTTAAATTAGAAAATGATGTCGATTTTAAATCTTTTGTAAATTGCCTTCTTAATTGTTGAACAATCGCAAAGTTAAAATTCGTTTTAAATACCTTAGCATATGATACTCCAGCCGGATTAATTCTTTTATTTTTATATGAATCTCTATCTGTTGATGGTATAATATCCATATACACTAATAATAATCTATGAATTAAATATCCTAAAAATCTTACTTTTTTATATCTATCCTCACTTGTTAATCCAATATGTGGTAATATATCTTTATCTAATATTTGTAATACATTATTAATATTATATTTACGTGTATTATCATTATTCTTATTTGCTGTTGTTAAATTTGATAAATAAAATTCATTAATATGTTTTCCAATTAATTCTAATATTTCTACTTGATTTGTAATTTTATACGCATCATTAATTGGTGTATATTTAGACATAAATCCCTTTTCTAATATATTTAACATCTTCTTAATTTTAGGATCACCCTCATCTAATGAATATGTTATATGTTCAATTATCTCTTTATCTGAACATATACCAAATGCTCTAAATAATACATAAAATGGAATTGATATGTCTCTAAATTTATTATTTGTAATTTCAAATATTATATTATCATTATTTAATAATTTTGTAATTAATATTGATGAATTCTCAAAATTATCACCAGGTTTTGATATAATATCTCCACGTGCTAATTCATTCTTATGTCCAATATTCTTGAACTCTCGTGATGAGTTGAATGTCATAGATTCGATATTGTCAATTAACCAGTCATTTCCCTTAATATTAAAATAGCCTCCAAGGTCTGTAGGATCTTCATTTAATCCTAATAAAGTATCACGTGATTTATTATATGTATTACATAATTTAGATCCAACCATAATTGGAATAGATCCAAGACGATAATTTTTAATTTGTTCTTGTTTAATCTCTTCACTTCCATCTTTTTTATATGCTGTACATATAATATCCGCATCAATATACATTGGACTACTATATGTTAAATCTTTAATATGAGCTTCATTTGGATATAATATTTGAGGTTTTTGAGTATCATAATTAATAGTAACTGGATTAGTTAATCTAACATCAGTTATATTAGCTTTCATTAAATATTTGATAATTTCTTTATCTTCATCTGTTTGATTACGTTCATTATTTAATTCAACTTGAATATTAAATCCATTAACCATAATTTGTTTAATTCCTGATTCATTAAATTTATTAATAGAATCAATATGATGTTCAATTAATCCTTTTTTTTTATTTAATACTGAATCTAAAATAGCAATTAAATCATTAGAATTAAGACCATTAATTGATTCCATTATTCTAAAAATTATTAACTATATTTCTTATATATATTAATATATATTTAATTCAATTTTAATTATAAAAAATTACATTAACTAATAATTTAATTAATTCTTATTTCTA